ACGACATGGAAAGTGATCATGACAACGGCGACATTGAAGACCGAGTCATTGACCTAGAAGACAAGTTAGACGAACTAATGGCTGAATTTGAAGCTATCATGGGCGGTGAAGATGACGGCATTGAAAGCGATTTAGATGACGAAATGGGTGATGAACTAGGCGGCGACGCTCTTGCACAAGACGACACAATGGCCTTTGCTGATGACGAAGCAATGATGGAAGCAATCACTTTAGACAAAGTGGCTGTTCCAAAAATGGGTGATGACGGTGCTAACACCAAAAGTGTAGTTCCTGCCAACTCCGGCGCTAGAGGCATGGCAGCCAGTCCAGTTCGAATGACTGGTGACACTGCACAAGGCCGACCAACTCCTAAATCAACAGATGTAGCTGGTGCCAGCACATATAAAAATGTTCCTGGTAAGGGTGGTAGCAATGCCAAACAAGCGGCAGCGCCAAAGCCAACAACAACACAAGCAGCTGGCACAAACACCAGAACTCCTTTTCCAAAAGGGTAATAACCGGATATGGCTCGATATCTAAAAGAACACCTCAGCTTCAACCAGGCCAACATTGAATTGTTGACGGAAGAAGCTGCGGACGGTTCCGGTGGCAAAACTTTGAAACTCAAAGGCATTTGCATCGAAGGCGGCGTAAGAAACGCCAACGAGCGTGTGTATCCTGTTAGTGAAATAGCCAACGCAGTAAAAACCATCAATGGACAGATTGTATCTGGCCACAGTGTCTTGGGCGAAGTGGATCATCCAGATGATTTGAAAATCAACCTGGATCGAGTCAGTCACATGATTGAAAAAATGTGGATGGAAGGCCCTTGCGGTTATGGCACATTAAAAGTATTACCTACGCCAATGGGAGAACTGGTCAAGACCATGTTAACCAACGGTGTAAAACTAGGTGTTAGCAGTCGTGGATCAGGAAATGTCAACGACTCCAACGGACATGTCAGTGACTTTGAAATCGTCACTGTGGATGTGGTTGCCCAACCCAGCGCACCAAATGCGTATCCCACAGCAATCTATGAAGGCCTGCTCAACATGCGTGGCGGACATAGAATCCTGGAGATGGCAAAAGAAGCCGGGTCGGACAACAAGGTACAGAGATATTTGAAACAGGAAGTAATGCGCCTGATCAGAGATCTCAAAATAGAGGGGAAATAACGCTATGTTAGATAGTTTAAAACCGTTACTAGATAGCGACTTGATCAACGAGGAAACTCGTAGCGAGATCACTGAAGCCTGGGAAGCCAAGCTGAATGAAGCTCGTGAACAAGTCCGTGCAGAACTCCGCGAAGAGTTTGCACAACGCTATGAACATGACAAGACAGTAATGGTGGAAGCCCTAGATCGTATGGTAACAGAAGGTCTTGCAGTAGAACTCGAGCAGGTACGTGCTGAAAAGCAGGCACTTGCAGAAGATCGTGTCCGGTTCCAGGCCAAAATGAAAGAAAGTTCCACCAAGTTTAACGACTTTATGGTAACCAAATTGGCTGAAGAAATTGGCGAACTGCGTAAAGATCGCAAGATGCACACAGAAGGTGTTGCTAAGTTAGAATCCTTTGTGGTACATGCACTTGCACGTGAGATTCGTGAATTTGCACAAGACAAACAAGATGTTGTTGAAACTAAAGTTCGTCTAGTGCGTGAAGCTCGCAAACAGTTGGAAACACTCAAGGCACGTTTCGTAACAGAAAGTGCTAAGAAAATGTCCAACGCTGTTGGCCGTCATCTTAGAGCTGAACTTGGTCAGTTGCAGGAAGACATCAAAGTTGCTCGTGAGAACAATTTTGGTCGTAGAATCTTTGAAGCATACGCAGCAGAATTTGGTGCTACTCATTTAAATGAGAAAGCAGAAGTTCGCAAACTGCATGATGTGATTGCTCGAAGAGAACAGCAACTAGGCGAAGCCATCCGACTCGGTGCCAAAGCAAAAACTTTGGTTGAGAGTAAAGAACGCGAAATACGCATCATTAAAGAAACCAATCAGCGTGAAAGCGCCATGGAAGAACTGCTGGCTCCTTTAAATCAGGAAAAAGCTGGTGTAATGCGTAATTTGTTGGAAAGTGTACAGACAGCCAGACTGTCCGGTGCTTTCGAAAAGTATCTACCGGCTGTGTTGGCCGACCGATCTGTGAAAACTTCAAAAGTGATCACCGAAAACGTCAGCATCGCAACTGGCGATAAATCTGCCCGTGTCCAGGAAGAAGATCGCAGTAATGTGATCGACCTCAAGCGTCTGGCAGGGCTGTAAAATCAGATAGAAAAAAAAGGAGACTTAAATGTCACAAGAATTATTAGAAGGTCGTTGGGATGAGACTAAAGATGCATTGCTAGAAGGCCTAAACGGCTCAAAGCGGTCGTCTATGAGCGTGATCCTTGAAAATACCAAGAAGTACTTGCGTGAGAACGCATCTTCTGGTTCTACCAGCAGTGGTAACATCGCTACATTAAACCGAGTGATTCTACCAGTTATCAGACGTGTTATGCCAACTGTTATCGCTAACGAGTTGGTTGGTGTTCAGCCAATGACAGGTCCTGTAGGTCAAATCCACACCCTGCGTGTAAGATACGCAAACAGCTTGACTGACAACAGTCTGGCAGCAACTAGTGTAACAGCCGGCCAAGAAGCACTCAGCCCGTTCACTATTGCAACTGCATACTCCACAGTTCCATCCGGTACTACTACTGCTAGTGGTTACACTGGCAACAACACAGCTACCATGGAAGGCACTGGCGGTAAGCAAATCAGTGTTCAGATCTTGAAACAGGCTGTTGAAGCCAAGACTCGTAAGTTACAAGCACGTTGGACTTTTGAAAGTGCTCAAGACGCACAAGCCATGCATGGCATTGACGTTGAAGCAGAAATCATGGCTGCTCTTGCACAAGAGATCACAGCTGAGATTGATCAAGAGATTCTCTTGAGCTTGAGCACTTTGGCTGCAACTGAGTACACATACAACCAAGCTACTGTATCTGGTACTGCTACATTCGTTGGTGACGAGCACGCTGCTTTGGCTGTTCTTATCAACAGAGTTGCAAACTTGATCGCTCAGCGTACACGTCGTGGCGCTGGTAACTGGGCTGTTGTATCTCCAGCAAGTTTAACTGTACTACAAAGTGCAACAACTAGTGCGTTTGCTAGAACCACAGAAGGTACTTTTGAAGCTCCTACAAACACCAAGTTTGTTGGTACTTTAAACGGTGCTATGCGTGTGTTTGTAAACAGCTATGCTCAAGACACAGCAAGTGTATTGGTCGGTTACAAAGGCACTTCAGAAGCTGATGCTGCTGCGTTCTACTGCCCATACATTCCGTTAATGAGCAGTGGCGTTGTTCTAGATCCGTCAACCTTCGAACCAGTCGTATCATTTATGACACGTTACGGGTTTGTCGAACTCACTAACACGGCCTCATCTTTCGGGAACGCCGCTGACTACGTTGGTGAAATCGCAGTACAAAATTTATCATTCTCCTAATCAGAGAGTTATACATTTACTACCCAGGGATGGGAAGACAAAAAGCACCGCAAGGTGCTTTTTTGTTGATTAAAATTTGACAATGACCAATTTTGAGCATATAATGTTTAGTAATGCTACAGATTATATAAATAAACACATGAAACACTTTATATACAAAACAACACATACAAATGGCAAATACTATATTGGAAGACATAGTACAGAAAATGTCAATGATGGATACCTTGGATCTGGTCTATGGCCCAGTTCTATAAAAGATAAATCTACACTTACAAGAGAAATACTCGAGTATGCCAATTCAGTAGAACAAGTAAAAAAGCTCGAAGGTCAATACTTGGCAGAACATTACGGTAAACCTGGTTGTATGAATAGAACCGCAGACCCTATTGGATTTGACACAGACAACAATCCAATGAAAGATCCGACTGTAGCAAATAAGTTTAAAGGAAACAACCATTGGACCAAGAAAGATCCTGGATATGCAGAAAAACTAAGAGCTCCGCAACTAGAATTAGTTAAAAAAGGAACTCATCCCTTACAAGGTGATCGTAATCCAAACAAGGATGGTCGCAATGCCAAAACAGCCATGGCAAATGGCACACATATCAATTTAACAAATAACCCAAGCATATGGCGTAGCGAAGCAGGTATACACCACTGGCAAGATGGAAAAAGTCCCAACGCCGGCGGCAAACTAAATGAAAAACGTATTGCCGAAGGAACTCACAATTTACTCGGTCCTGAACATAATGTCAAACGAATAGAAGCTGGTACACATAACTTTGTTGGATCAGATAGTAATCTTAAAAGATTAGCTGAAGGACGACACCCAAGTCAGATAAAGCAGACCTGCGAACATTGTGGAAAAACTACAAGCGTCTCCATGTACGCTCGCTGGCACGGAGACAACTGCGCACTACTAAATATGTTATCTTAAAGGACATCAATCA